TTAACTGGTATTTCTAAATTAGAAAAAGAATTACCGAACCCAGTAGAAGTGCCCGACTTCACTTTACCCTGTGAGATATTTTCAAGTTCTTTATTTAATAAAATACTTGACATTAGAAGTTTTCGAAGTTTATATTAATATGTAATGGTATTAAATCTTCATCTATATCTGGTATAGTATTTGGAACTACAACCTTTTGCCAGTTTTCATCAAAGTTTTCCCCACTCCCAGAGCCAAAAAACAATAACTCTCCTGATTGATTTTTGATAGTAGGATATTGAGTATCTTGTTGACCAGTTTCTTCTATATGTTGATTAACATACGTCATCATACTATCAAAATTATCTGAAAATTGTTTTTGTTTTAATGAACTATATAATGGAACATTAGGTAATTCACTTTGTTTATATGGCATTATTTTTCAACCTTGAATGTAAAGTCGTTATCATGAATATCATTAATTTCAGCAACAGTTCCACTACCACTTATAAATTTGTATAACAATTTGTAATACCTTTCTGCCTGTAATCCATTCATCCAAAGATTAAAGTAATGTCCAGATGAATCACAACTCACTGCAGTATATTGATCAAAGGGTATTATAGTTTCTTCGGTTAGTGCATCTTTAACAGAATAGAATAAAGTTCCACTTGGAAATGTAGTTACTTGTAATGCTCGTGGTGTAGTTTCATAAGTTTTTGCTGGATATCTTTGCCTACCCGCTAATCTAAATTTTATTTTTGAATTTTCTTTATATGAATCTCTCATACCCTTCATATAAAAAACTATATCATCTAATTGAGAACCACTCAGTAAAGTTAAAGCTGTAGAACCAGTCGAATATACAAAATCTTTCCAAACTACTTCTAATTTTGGTTGATAGATTGTATTTGTATCTCTTGAAAAGAATTTAAATTGACCATATTCAGATGAATCTCCTTCGGGACAATTTGAATCCTCATTACCAACACTACCACTTCTTTTTATAATAAACCCTTCATTTGGATAATCTGAACTCGAAGCAAGTAATATACTAATAGGTTCAGTAACATTCATTCTCATATCTGTACTACTGTAATCAAACGATTGAGAAGCATATCTCAAACGTCCTAACGATCCTGCACTTGCAGTGTTTTCAGTCCAAGAGCCAGTAACGTTACCCCCATCTAACAAATCCCAATGAGGAGAACCAGATATTGGCATAAAATCTCCATACCAAGTTCCACCTGTATCATTACTTCCACTTATCCATTGAGTTGCATCATTCTGACCAACTCTATATCTCCAACTAACACCATCAGTAGTTTCTGGGTCATCGTGAAATGTTCCTTCACCTGCAGTCCATGATTGTGAAACAATGTGTGCATATAAAAGTTGAGAGGTTGAAGTTAGTCCAGTAGAACCAGCATCATATAGATTTAAAAAATATGAAGCACTTGGTTCAGGTTTATTATTACTTGGAATTAATCCATCTACTATTGAGCTTGAAATCCCTGTTAAATCAAATTTAATTAATGCTCGAGATACATTAATAACAGAGGCGTTATCATTCATATCTTTACGAACTTCTAATATTTCATCTAAACCTGTATTTCTACTTTGTGTTGCACTACCTTCATAAAGTGTAGCGTCTGCATCTGCGTATATAAAATAATGCATTTAATTATCTCCTAATATACATCACCAACTATTTTACCCTCAATATCTACATTTGGAAATCTAAGTTCAAATATTGATGGGTCTTTAGCTGGATATATTACTCCATTTTTTACTACTGAAGGATCTGTAAAATCATATAATACTTCATTATATCCTTTGGCAGTATTCCATTTGTTTTCTATAACAACTGGCAAATTAAATGGGTTATCTGTCTTTGGTGGTACAACTCCAGCAACACCTTCCACATCACTAATTATATTTGCGATATCGGTTGTTACAATTGGTTGATTAATTTGCCATTTCTCAATTCTAAAATGGTCTTGGATTGCCTTTGTTGCCCGTAATAATACTTCAGATTTATTAAAATTTCTACTCACTAATATAGAATATTTTACTCCAATGTTAATAATATAAGCATCTTTAATATTAATAGCATCAGTCAAAACTCTTGTTTCTCCAAGATATCTCGATAAATTTTGTTTAACTAAATCATTACAAAGAGTTAATTTATTTGTAGCCGTGTATCCAAGAACATACATATTTAATGCCAATGGATTAGATTCTGTGTTGTTGCCAATATCTAATAAATCATTCTGTACCACGTATGCTTTAGCAATTGAACCATATTTAGGTGGAAGTGTATATGCTCTAATCACATAATCTTCTTTTGTTACCGACCTACTTTGTGCTTGAAAAAATGCTAATGCATTATTTCTAATTTCTTCAATAGATTCTTCACTCTGTCCTCCAGTAGCAACATTCTCATTAGTTACAGTTAATGAATCTTTAGCCGTAGTAACTTCTGAGGTAGTTAATGTAGAATCTACATCTGCATAAACCAAATTACTCCATGCATTCAAATCTCTTACTTTAGCATTATGTCCCACACCACCACCATGTGCATATTTAACAGTCAATACAGTATTGGAAGGGGCCTCACCATACGCCCTCGTATTAGTAAAATTCAATGGGTCAAAAGTAACTCCCAATTTAGTTGGTGACCCTGATATATTACTTCCTACTGAAGTTGGGTTTGGTACTATTTCTTCATCAGGAGTAACCAAAACTCCAGCTCCAAATCTTAATTCTGTTTTTTTATCTGATCGTCTAAATGTTACAAATCTTTTAGAAGTTTTTAACAATTTTAAAACATATGGTACTGTACCTTCAAATTGTACTAAATTCCTATCATTATCAATATTATTCTCAAAATCAGTTAATACTGTATCTTGTGCTAAAAACGGAACTTCATACCAAGTATTTCCATCACTATCTGTTACGGAAATTATTTCTGTAATATTACTTTTATTTAATAAAATACTATCATATTTTGATGCTGCCCCAAATGGAAATGTTTCCGTAGTAACCTCTCCACTAATTGCTTTAACTTTTTTGGTCAATTTATATCGTGTAGGTGCTCCAGTACTATTTGTTGTAGATACTTCGAAAGTTCTTGGACTTGAAGAACTATTTACTTTAAAATTACAATCTTCCAACAATCTATAATCCACCCCAGTAGTATCACTGGTAACACGAGAATTATATCTAATATTAAGTGCATAATCCCAATCTGGTTCTAAATTATCTTCTGTACTGGCGGGTAGTGTATGTGTTAATGTTAATTCTACTATTGATGGTGAAGTAAATCTTGGTTTGTATCCTAAAGATTGTGCTATATTATAAATTGTATTTTTTTCTTGTGCAAAAGGTAACAAACTTTCTTTAAAAGTATCATCAATGTAATAATTTAATACATCTCCTACATATGCTGCCATTTCCACCATCATCATTGCTGGTGAAGTTTCGTTAAAATCATTATAAACTGTAGGATAGTATGTTTTTGCATACTCTATCAAATTGTTACGTAACGTACCAAAATCTTTTCCTAAATATTTTACCTGTTTATCAAATTCAGCCATTTTTTAATCTCCTGTCTCAAATTTTAAAGAAACTGCGTCTCCACTTGTTAAATCATTTTTTAAACTAAAATGTACATCAACATTTAATCTATTATCAATTTGTTCAGTAACCGTCTTATCTATCGAAATATACGGTAGCCAAGTATCCACTGCCTCTTTAATCATTTCTTCAACAGTATCATTTATATCTGTACCTATTTGTTCAAATAGTAAAGTATGTATATCACACCCAAATTCAGGATGTCCTAATCTCTCACCTTTCGCAGTTAATAAAAGATTTCTTAAATTATATTTTGCCTGTTCTAAAGTAGTTTTAGTTTTTCTAAAAATACCATCATTTGCAAATCCTAATGGAAATGATATACCTATAAAAATATCTGGATCTTGATCTTTTTCTCTGGAACTTGGCATCTTTATTTATCTTTTTTATTAATTGCTTTCATTAAAGAACTATAATCTCGTGTTAATGCATCTTGTGTTGCTTGTGGTACATCTTCTACTTTAACACCTGGTACACTTTTAATAGTTTGTACAGCAGCTATTTCTCTCTGTTGTTCTTCACTTCCTGCACCACGAACATCACCATATCCTAATAACTCGGCTGCTCTTGATGAATCAAAAGTTTCTCCACTTAGAGTAGGATATTCTTCAAAACCTTCTTTTGGTTTTTCTTTAAATCCAGTAGTTTCATTTAAAATTTTATTAAGAGTTATATCTTTAGAATACACCGTAGGTTCTTCCACAACTTTGGGTTTGGAAACTACCGTTGATTTTGTTTTAGTTTTAATAGATTTACCTTCTTTAATAAATATTTTATTTATTTCTTTTTGTACTTCTTCTCGTACAGTTTTAGCTATATATTTTTTAAGTCCTTCTAACTTCATTTTATCATCTCCTAGTTTGTAACTTACTTTTTACCTATATTATTTAATGCTTCTCTGGCATTTTTTAATCCTTCTATTGCCTGCTTGATTGCACTTTTACCTTGTTCTTTAATTACTTCTTTAAGATCATCGGATACTTCTTTCGATTTTTCTCTTAGTAAAAGTGCCGCTGCAGATGGCCCTCCTGTTGGATTGGCTACTGCTAAACCCTCTTGTGTTTTTATTGTGGTATCCGCCACATCAATAGTAACTTCATAAGACTCTAAAGTTGTATTCATATCGTCCAAATCTTTAGTTTTATTATTTAATTTTTTTCTTAATTTTTCAATATCTTCCCTCGTAAGAGTACCTTCATATTCTCCTATACTAATTTCTGCCTCTAACGCATATATACTTGCTAACTTTTTTTGTAAAAATTTTTCTAATGCTTTACCTACTGATGTTTTTGCCATAATTAACCTTTGTTATTATTTTTACTATCTTTTCTGGCATCTTAATATCCTGAATTGGTTATATAGTCGGTAAGTTCTTCAATAGATTTCTTCGTGGGTGATTTTCCTTTTGGATTTGTTTCACTTTTATATTTCGAACTAAATAATTGTCTTTGTATACTTTTTAAAATTGAAATCTCTGGCAATATTGCAGATGCTTCAACTGGACCCGCGGGTGTTACTATTAATTTTTTCTGCATTTTATCAAAAATACTAACAAGTTGATCCACTAAATCTTTTATAAAATTCCCATGAACGTATGGTTGTCCATTAATAAGTATTTCGGGAGAATTAATCGAGACTTTTTTAAACGAATTGATAAATATTTCTTCTTTCTTAGATTGAAAAATCAATCTATCACTTTCTATTACTACTTGATCTCCAGTTAATTCTGGAAATTCATCTACTCCACTTACTCTTTCTTTTAAATCCAAAGGTTCTAAACTACCTTCTAAATAAATAACACTTCCCTCATTATCAAAATATGGCGTAAAAATTCCACCTTCATCAAATTTATCTGTATTATTAGATATTCTTAAACATGGTTGTGTATCATTTTTACTGGTAAATTGTATAGTTTGGCCAAACCTACCATTAATAAATTTATCTCCATCTTTATATCTTGGTAAAGGTACATTCTTTGTAACTTTAGTATCTATAACAGAAGCTGCCCTTTCCATTTCTTCTGTGGTTGCATTTCCTGAAAGTCCCATTGTAAAAATATTATAGTTTAAACTTCTATCTACACTCAAATCCCTTATATAATAAAGTTCGGTTGCTTCAGGTGGAATTCCATATTCAAACACCATAACATATTCATTTTCAGAAGGTAAATCTAAATCTCTAAATGTAAATGGTTTTATCCATCTATTCTTTAGAGTAGTATTTTGTTCAGAAGTAACTAGCCTACCTTGTATTGCACCATACAAACTACCTTCAACTGCAGAATGTACCCTTTTAACTTCACATATATCAAACTGTATATAACGAAATGCATCAGAATACTTTCGTATCATATGATACGCTTGATTTACATTTACGAATCCGTCTTTGCCTTTATCTACTAATACAGTATTATTCTCAATTATCGGCATTTACTTTTATTTTCCTATTCACTACATCTGTATAATCTTGAGCTTCTTGTGCAACCTTTTCTATTGAACCTACTAATTGTTCTTTTTCTTTTTCAGATAGTCCAAATTCTGACTCCGACCCTTTATTTTCAGAACTAACTAATCGTTGAACTATTGATGCCATCTTTACCAATTGCTCATCATTTTTTACTTTAATTTCTAAATATTCTTTGATAGCAGGTATTAATTGTACTGCAGTATCACCGTCTTTGATGAATCCCACAATCTCTTTTATAAGAATATCTAACTGTTTTTTATTATCTGATGAATTGTTGTAAATATCTTCAAATACATCGGATAACGATTTTTCTTTAAATACTTTAAAATCTGACATTTTTGTTCTCGTGTTGTTTGATATAGATTGACTCTAATATAAATATAACATTAAATTTATTCCGTTTTATATAAATATATACTAAAAAATTAAATTCTTTTATATAAATAGTTATATAAGAGGACTTTTTATAGTCCTAATTGATGCAATACTAAACTAACTGGAGAAAAACCAATGAGGGAAGTAGTAACAATGGTCGGGGGATGGATAGATGACATAGCGTCTCTATTGTTATCCTTTGTAGCCATCGGAGCCATAGGCGAAGTATTATTCGGCAGTGGTTTCTTTGGTGTTAATGTTATTAGTAACCTAACATCTATTATAAATGGTTTCGGTGAATCTGGCTTTGCTGGATTAGTCGCACTATTGGTGTTGGTGGGTTTATTTCGCAAATAAGATGTGACGTCCCGTCACTCACATCTGTGCATAAAAAAACCCCGATTTAGTCGGGGTTTTTTTGTTTTTATAAGTTAAATATAATTAGGCGTTAAATATAGAACCTGTATTGGTTGTGTCTATTTGTCCTAAATTTTGATAATCATATATCATATCTTTATAATGTTTTTTCATTACATTAATAACTCTGGTGATATGTTGAGTATTAGAACCTGTCATTTCACGAATCAGAATGTATAATGCCTTCTTATTGAAATTCTCTACATTACGTCTTTTCCTAAATAATTCTATAACAGAATCTGCAACCAATATATCTTTTTGTCTACGGAATATGTTTCGAATATTATTATCCCAAAACTCTAACATTTGTTCTATAAATTCGTTATAGGTTTCTTTAGATTCCCGTTCACTTTCTTCAGAACTTAAATTTCTATTAAAATCTAAAACATCTAATGATTTAGTTATTTTCATTTTTTTATAATTGTTGTTATTATGAAGAATTAAATAATTCTTTCCAACAATACTGAAATAACTAAATGCCTTTCCCTTACCTTCTTTAAACTTATGTATATTCATTATCAAATAAGACACTACTTCATTTTTTACTTCAGTTAATGGTATATCAAAATAATAAAATTTAAAAGTATGTATCAAATTTTCTGCTAATTTATCAAAAGCCTTTCCTATATGTTCCACATATAAATCATTTTTCAACATTCTATCATCAGTATTATTATACTGAATAATAGCATCTTCTGTATCTTGTGTGAAATACATTTTTGATTTTGCTTTCTTACGAGGCATCTACTTCTTCTCCTTCTAATTCCTGTAGTTCATCTACAGTTTCTTTAATAAGTTTAAATGTTGTTCCAACTTCATCATCAGCTTCAAAATGTCCTTGATGATCGATTTCTTGTAAGTTATCTCTAACTTGTGTTATCTTTTCAGAAAATGTTTCCACCCAAGTTTCCAACATTTCTGTTTTTTTATTTAAGTTCCAAATTATATATCCTTCAATAAGGACAAATAATCCTAATACTATTTCTAATACCATTTTTGATTTCCTTCGTATTTATCTATTCTATTCATACATAACTCATATGTTTTTGGGTCTATTTCACTACCCATATAAAACCTATCTGAATTAATACATGCAATAGCAGTAGTGCCTACACCCATAAACGGGTCATAGACTACTTCACTCACATTAGTAAAATTCTCTATACACTTTTGTGCTATTTCTATTGGCATATTATATGAATAACCTTCATAGTTTTGATGTTTATGATCCCATACATCTATTTTAAAATCTTTCTTATAATGTTGTTTACATTTCTGTTTAGCAAATGATAAAACAAATGCATAATTTAATCTATATAAATTTATATTTGGTGATTTTCTCCAAATTTTTTGTGATACTAATTTATATCCCAAATCAAACATCATATCTATAACCATTTTATGTTTAGGTATAATGGTTGAATTAAATTTCCTATCACTAATAACTACCGTAACTACTTGTTTAGTAGGATTTAAATTACCAAGTACTCTATTGATAAAATTACTATATTCTTCTTCATCTTGTTTAGGATGTAAATTCATTTCATCATAATCTGGAGGTGAAAAAAATGCATAATCATAAGTAGTGGATTTCTTTAGTCTATCTAAACAATCCTCTAAATATATTTTATTTATTTTATTCACCAAATAACTCATTAAACAAATCTTTTGCTGACGAGGTTGGTTCTGGATCCGCTTCAACTTTCTTTACTTCTCGGTTTACTTGTGTTGCAACACTTTCTTGAACTCTATCTCTAATACCAGCGTTCTCATATTCTTCTTCATACTTCCATTCAGTATATTCTGCACGGGTTGCCATATGGTCTGCCCAATGTATAATATAAGGTAAACTTGTCTGAAAACTATTCTCTGGTTTAAATGTTTTTAAATATTGTTTATTTGAATCATCATACATACCATCACTACATTTAATTGCTAAATATTCCATTTGTGAAACCTTTACATCAAAGTGTTGTAATAACCACAATGCTCTATCTGTAACACTCATATATTTCATTTCAGGATTTTGTGTAAAATATTCATTTAGTTTCTTCCGTCTCCAATCATCTTCTTGTGGAATATAATATTCGTGGTC